ATGATTAATTCACTTAAGACTATTGCTGATGCTCTATCTCAGATTCCTGACTTGATTAACATTGAAGGTAGTGGTATTGAAACACGTGTAGCTAAGATTCAATCAGTTCTTAAATCATTAACTGATAGTGACACAGGAAGCTTTATCCAAGACATTGGTAAGCTTGCTAAAGTATCTGAAGCTGTAGGTCAAGTAACCTCTGTAGTTAATAGCTTTAAGACAATGGCAGAAACACTCATGACAATCCCAGACCTAATCAATGTAGAAGGTTCAGGTATTGAAACTAGAGTTGCTAAGATTAAATCTGTACTTCAGTCTCTTGCTTCTTCAGATGATTCAGGCTTAACTACAAGCTTGCAAAACATTCAGAAGCTATCATCTAATATTATGTCTGCAGTACAAGCAGTCAATAATATCTTGATTATTGCTAACGCTATTAATCAATTCCCTGAAGTAAATGCAGATAATTTCAACAATAGTATTAATGCTATTAAGACAGCTATTGAGAGTCTTTCAGGTATCAATGATAATGATGCTATTATTGGTAACTTGACAAATGTCTTGAATACTATCAATCAGCTACAAAATGCTCTAGCTCAGTTTGCTTCAATGGCTTCATCACTAGGTCAACAATCAGGAAGTAACTTCTCTAATGGTTTTGTGTCAGGACTTGGAAGTAGAATTGTTGATAAGATGAATGAGCAGAAGAATCAGATTGAGAACCTTGGTTGGGAAGCTCTTGGTGCTTCTATCTCTAGCAAGATTGCTAATGGATTTGATGTAAGTTCTGTACTTAATAAAATCCAACAAATTCAATCAGCTATTGATTCTCTTAGAGGTAAGACAGTTGATATTACTATCAATGAAACTACAGTTAAGAGTACCAAGAAGAGACAGCATGGAGGTATTATTCCTGAGTACCACTCTACAGGTGGTGTAGTAGGTAGAAGAAGCTTTGCTTCACTAGGTACTGATACTATCCCTGCTATGCTAACTGCAGGTGAATATGTGCTTAAACGTTCAGTATCATCCATGTTAGGTAAGCAATTCCTTGATAATCTAAATCAAATGAATCTTACACAAGCTCTCAAAGCTCTAGCAGGACATACAGGACACTCTGTAGTTAACAATACTACTAACAACATTACTCAGAATGTAGATAATAAAGCTTCATTCATCAATGGTTTGAGTGAAATTAAGGGGGTAGTTAGACCATGACAACATGTTTAGGTGCTAGGTCAACTTCAGACTTTGTAGCTAGACCTAGAAGGTTCATTCAGTATAATGACCTAGTGTTTAGTGGGACTGAAGCTATTAACTCTAGTCCTTCGGAAACAATAACTACCAAGTATGAAACTACAGAGTACATGTTTAGGAATGGTAGTTATTGGAAGATTACAGGAGACCAAGTTCTCCTTAAAGATGATAAGATTACTCTAGACATCTCTATCAGAACTACAGACTGGGATATGGTAAACATCCAAGCACACCAAGACTTCATCAAAGATAATTTGCTTACAGTAGGTAAGCTGTGGGCTATTGACACTGGTGGACAGCTTATATGGTGTAATGCTATCCTAGACTCTTATACACCTACCTATGAGTGGACTTTTAGAGACAATGGATACTTAAGCTTCCAGGTATCATTTACTAACCCTGATGCAGTATGGCACAAGGCAGATGGATATACTACTTTCCTTCTTCCTTATGCTGATTGTAACTTTGTTAACATGATAGCTAGTTGTTTCCAAAACTCTACATGTCAAGCTTTCTGTCAGACTTCTAGAACCTTAAATGGTACTTGTGAAGACTGTGCTAAAGATTGCTGTGAGTTATCTAAAGCTATTTCTCTATGTGAAGTCCAAGGGGATGTATGGTTAAGCTTCTATCAGAAATGTAATAGTGATTACCGTATTATCCATAACTGTGAACTTGGTAGAGAGAGGTTTGGTAATGAAAGACTTTGGGGTGAATCCCACTGTGATGCTTGTGTGGATGGAGCTTGGTCTACCAAGTTCTATTCCGACACTGTAGTTGAGTCTAGAGATGTAACAATTACTCTACAAGGTAAATTTAAAGACCCTAGAATCATGATTAATGATACTATGGTTAAGCTTAAAGGTACTTATGACCAAGGTTATCTATCTATTTCAAGCACTGGTTTAGTACAGTCATTTAGCTGTCCTACAGATGCTTTGTGTGGAGAAGCTGAAGTTGTAAGTAATGAGAATCTAACACTTTGTGACAATGTATGGTGGCATATCAAGAGAGGATATAATATCATCTCAGTTGATGGTGTTACCTCAGAATCATTCTGTGTATTTATTGACTATGAAAGGTTGACTATCTAATGAACAAACAATCATCAGTAGGACTTACAGAAGAACTACTTACCAATCTAATCAACACTGTAGCTCTCGAATACCACTTTAGAATTACTGTAGAAAAGTATTATTCATTGCTCTATGTTAAAGGAACATCAGATGAAGCTGTGAGAGGCTCTCTAACAAAGAAACTGCAGTTTGCAAAGGAAACACTAGAGAGAACTACAGAACAGCGTAGAAGCGTTATGAGAGCCTTACAGAGCCTTTCTACTGAGGATGCTAACCCTGACTTGTGGTGTTCACTTAAACATGCTTCAGTTCAAATGATTACTGCTTTTGAAGCTTGGCAAGTAGACATGAATAATGTAGAGGTAGAAGAAATCTATCACTCTGCAGTAGAGCTATTCAATGTAGTTGTAGCAGGATTCTTAGGATTCTACCCACAACCATGTAGTGCTTGCTTTGCTGACTCTATCCGTTCTCAGGAAGAGATGAATGAAATCATGTCTAATGTAGAATCTAAGAAAGATGATATGTCTGAAGAAGCTGTAATGGCTAGAGCTGTGGAGGTGTTTGGAAATGTCCCTGACTCTGTATTGGAAACCGACTAAGGACACTAGACACTACATTACTAATGATGTATTCCTAGGAAACAATATTAGTGTAAGTCATAAAATTATGGATACACCTAGTATTAGTTTCCAACTTCCTACTGAAGTGCTTATGGATAGTCCTATTCCAGATGCACAATTTGAGTTTGTTCTAACCTTTGATAATGGTCATATCTTTCATGGTATTACTGAAAGAATTGATTCAGACCATGTTACTGGTGTTACTACTATTCAGGCAGTCCATGTAGCTACTGAACTTCAACACAGAAGAGTACCTACAAACTATGCCATTAAAGAACTTACACTAGGTGAGATATACACTTATGATGAGTATATTAGACCTGCTTCAATGGGTGAAGGTGGTGAGATTATCTCAAACCAAAAACCTAGAGAAGAAGATAAGAAAGATGGTGAGCCTGAAGAGAAGAAGGTTACTAAGACTGGTAATAAGACCATTAACACAGTCTACAATGAAGATGGTAGTAAGACTAAGACAACTACTTATGAGATGTCAGATGGTACTACCAGGGAAGTAGTCAGTCATATTACTAAAGTAGTTACTGGTAAAGGAGCTTATGTTCAAACTACAGTAACTACTAGACCTGATGGTACTGTTACTACTACAGTAACTACTAAAGATGGTTACAACAAAGGTAAGACTGAAGTAACTACTGAAAAGCCTAAAGAGGATAAGGATGTAGATAAAGGTGACAATACTACTAAAGATGATGGTATCTCAGTAAACTATGTTGAGTTATCTAAGCTTAGTGGTATGTTCAATGATGAGAATTGGACTTATAAGTTCACTGAAGAAGGTACAGATGATATTGTTATCACTTACCTATTCTCTAACCAGGATAAGCTACAAGCTCTAACAGATGTATGTAAACAGACTGAGGATGTCTTTTGGAGAGTATCACTTACTGAAGAAAGAACCATTGAGATTGGTAGGTTTGGTCAGTATAAAGAGTTAATGGTTAATGAGACTAACTTGTTAGGTAATGAGCTAGTGACTCAAAGAGACTTCACCACTATTACCAACTATGGTATCTATCTAACAGATAAGTCAGACTCAGGTACTACTACTCTTACTCTTAGGGATGTCTATAATAGACCTTATCTACAGAATCCTGACTTTCCTGTTATCCTTACTGGTGAGGAAGTTAATACTGAGCGTAGTTATGACTATATTGACTTAATTCCTTTTGGAGCTAACAATAATGGTGACTATGCTGTACTAGATAAAGAAGGTCTAGCTCTTGAAGCAGGTAGAGTATATGAACAATCATTCACATCTAATGATGTCCAACCTGTAGCTAACAATAACAAAGAGCTATCAGATGAAGACAGACTTGTAGCTAGTAGACAACTTTACACACAAGCAGTAAGAAAGCTTATCCACAGTAGAAGAAAAGTAGGATATACGTTTGATATTAAAGACTTACCTAATAACTACAATGTAGGAGATAAAGTAAGACTTACATTTGTAGACAGACTACTTAAATCTGAGAAGTGTTCTAAATACTTTAAGAAAGTAATGTCTAAAGATGATTACTTCTACATCTCAGAGATTCTAGTTACTACTACCTATGATGGATTCACAAGCTTTAAATTAACAGTAGAGAAATACTTATATAACGATAAGGAGGTATAGATGCAGACAGAAGCACAGAAGCTCTTAAATGCAGTCAATTCATCTACAGAGAGATGGAGAAGACAAGGGTTTCAAAGAAGGTTCTCAGTAACCGACTTGCATGGTATTGAGTATCAATCAGTAATGACAAGTAATGTTCCTGCTCAGTTTTATACTTCTATATCTTATGACTTTGATAAGTTTGCTCATTGGTGGTTTAAGATTATTATTAGACCTTATGGAGTAAAGACAGGACTTAAAGAAGGTGGTTCTACTAAAGGCTCAGCCTTTGGTGGTGATAAGAAGTATACTGGTGGTGATATTACTTATGGTGGTAATACACTTCCTGCAAGCTTAGTACAAACTATCCTTGATGGATGTGCTAAGTATAATCTACTTCCTTCAGGTGTCATTGTTCAACTTTATATTGAATCTAACTGGGGTAACTCAGCAGTAGCTAAAGCAGATAATAACTGGGGTGGTATTACTGGTACTGCAGGTACTAGACCTTCAGGTGTTGTAGTTACTACAGGTAGTGCTAGACCTTCAAATGAAGGTGGTACATATATGCACTTTGCTTCTGTAGATGATTTCCTTATTGACTACATGTATTTGCTAGCTGAACAAACTGCAGGTAATAACCAAAAGATGTATAATGTCCAAGGTAAAACTACATTTGATGAGTTTATGAAAGGACTCTTTCAAATTGGTGGAGCTTTGTTTGACTATGCTGCCGCAGGGTATGCTTCTTACTACTCTTTAGCAAATGATGTAAGGTCAGGTATTAACTCTAATAATGATAATATCCTAGATAAGATTGATGCACAGTTACTACAGCCTACAAATGCTTCTGATGGTTCTAATGGTTACTATGACCTTATTGATGGTAATGCCTTTGGAGACATCATTAGAAGCCATTGGGATGGAGCTACAGGTGCATGGCAACCTCATGTAGCTAGAGTTAAAAGAGCCATAGCTATTGCTACCAATACACCTGAAGAACAGTTCATTACTTACCCAGGACACCAACCAGACCAATCACTAGCAGTAGACTTCATGACTAATGATAACTATAGACTTGGTGATACTATTGCAGGTTTTGTTATTGAGAACATGGATGAACTTAATATTGACTATGTAATTTGGGGTCAGAAGTTCTTCATGAATGTCAATAATATCTATGGACCTGCTAGGGTATGGAGCTTAATGCCTGATAGAGGTAATAAGACTCAGAACCACGGAGACCATGTTCACGTTTCATTTAAGCCTACGGATAGTATGAATACTGGTACTGTATTCCACTCATCAGGTGGAGGTGGACAATCAGATGGTAATAATAACCGTGGTTCAGGAATGTCTGACTTTGGTGGTATTGTTGGTACTGCTAGTAGTGGTGAACCTAATGGAGCTACAGGAGAGGTACAGACAGCTACAGAGACCATGAAGGTACTTGGTGAGCTAGACTCACTCAAAGGTACTACACTTGGTAATGGTGAGTGTTACGGTCTTGTAGCTTGGTACTCAATGAAACTAGGTGGTGTAGGACTTGGTGGTGGTATTACTGGTATTACTCATGCTATAGGTGATACACTATCAGCTAGTAACATTGGTGTTGGTTATGATTGGAACGCTGTAGGATGGAAGGTAGTACCTACATCTAGGGAAGCTATGAAGGTAGGAGCTATCTTTACTGAAACCAATCAATACAGTCCTTATGGACATACTGGTGTTATTAAAGCTATCAATGGTGACACAGTTACTACACTAGAGCAGAATGTGTCAGGTCAAAGGTTTGTAGTTGAAAGACAGAGAACTATGGATGATATGCTCAGTGGTGGTAGACATCTCATTTATCCTCCTGAAGTAGCAGGTGGTAAGAGTATTGGTAATACTGATGGCTCACTTACTAGGAATTATGTAGCTAAGTTTGCAGGAGACATTAAAGTTAAGATTGATGGTATTGACTTTACACCAATGTTTAAAGCTCAATATGATGGTAAATGGATTGACAAATACTCAGTATTCCCAGATGATAAACCTAATCATGGTTATGATGTGATGTTAGGAGCTACAGCACTGACTGAGGAACAACAAAAGAAAATCTTCAGAAGTGGTGAGCATCTAGTAGAAATTACTGGTTCAATGCAAGCAGATGTTATTTTAAGAACCTATCTTAAATATAATCACTTAAACTAGGAGCAACAATGAATTACACCAATATCCTTCATAAGAAGTCTCTTAAGCTCTCTGTAGTTAATAGACGAATTGACTTATTAGATAAACACTTACTTAATCATCCTGAAGACTATCAAGCAGTTATCTGTATCCTAGCTCTTAGGTCAGAAGCTCTTAGAAGAACTAGGGAGATTAAACAACTTAATTACTTAGCTAAAGTAGAATTATATAAATAAAGGAGGTACACCGTATGTGTACAAACTGTGGATGTAATAGCTGTAATGAATGTAATGAATGTTCAGGACAATATAGCTCTAACTGCAAACCTATTCTTGATGTAAATTGCCTTCCTACACTTGGTAGAACTTCAAGACATTACTTGTATCGTACACCTGACTCTAAGTTGTGGTATGCAAATGCTAACTGTACTGCATGGCTTGAATTGACAAGAGATGAAGCTACAGAAACTAATCAGCTTAATGTTCTTCTAGACTTGACTAATAGAGTCATTGAAGTAGAAAAAGCTATTAAGGCTTTGGATGAGAAAAAACCATCTGACAAAGAGGATAAACCTACTGATAAAGATAAGACCATCTCAGAAGCCTTAGAAGCCCTTAAAAAGGAGCTTGAAGGTAAGGCTAGTGTAACAGGACTAGAGGAAGTAAACAAAGCAGTACAGAAGCTCTCAGATGCCTTAAACGCTAAAGAGGATAAAGACACTATCTATGATGATGCAGAAATCAAAAAAGCTATCAATGACCTTAAAGACACTGTAGCTAAGCTTGAAACTAAAGAAGATAAAGATACTATCTTTGACCCTTCAGGATTAGAAGCTAAAATTACTTCTGTTGAAACTAGGCTTACTACTTTAGAATCTACAGTAGAAACACTTAGGGTAGCTAAAGAATCTCTAGAAGCTAGAGTTTCTTACCTTGAAGAACAAAGTAGACATGATAATGACCACTTGTAATGGGAGATAATTAATGGCTATTAAAATTAAAAGAGAAGAGAGAGAAAACAACTTTCCTCTCATCACTGTAACTGACACTAGACCTTATCTTAATTGGACTTATGAAGGTAGTCTTGAATCAGATGATATGGTTAAGGATGTACTTAAACTACAGAACACTCCTTCATATAATGAGACTATTAACTCAGTCCTACTCTATGCTCCTTTCCTCTATGGTACTCAGTGGGCTAGTTTAATTAATCTCTTTAACCAACCTATTGTAGGTGAGACTTATGGTGTAGGTGCTATGTTTAAACTAGAAAACCCTGACTATAAAGATACTCAAGGTGAAACTAAGTTTGGTCTAGTAACTGTCAACAAACCATTGACAATTCAAAAAGATGTTTCCTGGGAATCACTTAAAGATTATAATGACAATGGTATTGTCTCTATGATTAACTATAGTGACATTGAACGTAAATAGGAGGTATTAAATGGGTGACTGTATTTCATGGTGTAACCCTGTATTTAAGAGGGTAGAAGCACTACCTGACCTAGACTATGCAACTAGAAACCATGCCTATATCATGCCTGACAATAAAGCCTATATCCTTAATGAGAATGGTGATGGCTTTACTGAATTAACAACTACAGCAACTACAGGAGGTACTTCTTATGATGATAAACCTCTTGTAGCTAGAGTAGAAAAACTAGAAGCTAAAGAAGACAGAGATACAGTGTATGATGATACTGAGTTGAAGAAACGTGTATCAGCACTAGAAACTAAAGAAGATAGTGATAAACAAACACTAACCCTAAGTGGTACTACACTAAGTATTAGTAATGGTAACTCAGTAGAGATTCCTAAAGGTACTACCTACAAGGCAGGTAATGGTATTACTATTACTGAAGATGGTACTATTAACAATTCTGTAGTTGATACCAACACTAAGTATAGACTTAAGTATAATGTAACAGGTACACCTGCAGAGGTTAATTTCACTTCATTAAACCCACAACCAAGTAATTATCCTTTAGCTCCTAATACTATGAAAGTAACAGGTATTAACCATCAGGATGTATTGTCAGCTTCAGAGCTTGTAGTTAAGTTTCCTAAGATTACTTACACAATTTCAGGCAGTGGTTTTGCTAAATCAGAGAAAACAAACCTAGAGGTAGAGTTAGTAATTCCTGTAACTATTATTGGTGATACTACACTTAAAGGTTATGGAACACTAACAACACCTTATGGTAATATCAACATTTCATTTGAAGTCAGAAGAGGTGAGGAAAGTTACTTTGCCTTTAGCTTTGATTTCTTCAAGTTAGATATTAGAGATAGTCTAAATGTATTGCCAGAACCAATGCTTAATGTACCAATGTCTATTGATAACATCACAAAAGGTACAATCTTTGGAGCTAACTTTGCAGATGAGTTCATTATTGAAACTAAGGTAGCTGAACCTACACTTATCATCAACCAACTATATTACACACTAGAAGAGGTAACTAACTAATGAAAGAATATGGCATTGTTAAAAGGCTTCCTGTAGGTAGTGTTGATAACTCAGTATTAGATTCAATCAATCTTTATCAGTTTGATAATAATGTAGCTATGCTTAAGATTCTATCTGAATATGCTATCTACTGTAACCCTACTGATTTTGCTGATAAAAAAGTATTCTATAGAGGTTTTGTCTATGAATATGCTGATGGTGTATATAGACCTAAAAAGCTTTATGACTTAAATAGACCTAGAGTATTGTTTACCTATGGTAAGACTTACAATAGATATACTGATTCTATTATTTCTGACTCAGACATGTATGGTACTTGGGTAAGGACTAAAGGTACTTATCAAAGTCAATTTGTAGGATTCCTTCATCCATCTAACAAGGCTGTAGCTGATAACTCAGATGCTAAAGCTTATGCAACTATTGACCTCGGTAATGGTAAGTCAGTATCTAAGGTACTAATTAAAAAGAATGATGCTACAATCACTCTTACAAATAAATAGGAGGTACTAAATGGCTTGTACTGGATGCAATGATTGTGAATGTATTGAAGCTAAAAATAAAAAAGACATTGAAGACAAGCTAAGAGTCCTTCATGACTTAGTATGTGTTATTGCTAACGCTAACTGTATTGACCTTCCTAGAATCCTCTCTAAAGGGTTCTACATGCTATGGTGTATCCTTAGAGACATTCTTAGGATGCAACAAGAATTAGACCTTACAGTGTTTAAGAAGCGTGATGAGGAACTATGTAGAAAGATTTCTGACTTAGCAGTTGAAGTAGAGAAACAACTTACTGTTAACAAAGAAAACTCTAGAATCCTCAATGAATATAACACTAAACTAGCTATCTACAATGAAGCTATGGAGACTTACAATAGGAACTACAAGCTCTATCAAGATGGTCTAGCAAGCTTTAATAAAGCAAATAAGGACTATGAAACTGCTGTAGCTCAATATGAAAAAGACAAAGCTAACTATGATAAGCTAAGAAGTGATTATGCTACAGCTCTTGCTAAGTATAATACTGACTTAGAAGCTTACAGAAAAGTAATGGCTGAGTATACTAAAGCTGTAGAGAAGTATAACAGTGATATGGCTTCATATAACGCTTCTAATAGCGAGTATGCACGTCTTAAGGCTGAGTATGATAGAAAGCTTAAAGAATACAATGACAAGCTTAGAGAGGCTGAGAAGGCTGAATCTGACTATCAGACAGCTATTGTTGAATACAACAAAGCTATTAAGCAGTGGGAAGCAGGACTTGTAGGTAATATTGGGTATACTTTTGAGTTCTCAGAATTAGATAATACTGGTGCTGACCTTCCTGATGAATATACCTTTGACAAGAATACTGGTAATTTTACTATTAAGTCTCCTATTAACGATGGTACTGAAAACATTGGTTACTGGGTTCTTAGAGGTAAAGTAGGATTCAATGCTAGCTACAGTGGTGTTACTGGTGGTGTAAACATCAAGGCTAACAGTGTTACTATCCAAGAGGTAAGTTATGATAAAGTATCACCTAAAGTAGCTTTCTCAGACTTTAGTATTACTTATAAGAAACCTAATGGTGCTGTTATCTGGTCTAAATCCTATAGAGGACAATCAGCATTTACACAAGCACTAGATGTTACTTATCCTTTATCACATGACATCAATATTAATCAAGGACAATCACAAAATATTGACTTCCTTCTTTATGATGATATGTGGGTAGAAGGTTCTCATAATAAGGTATCACTTAAGATTACAGCTCCTACAATCTCTATGGAAGGTAGACCTAAAGAACCTACTAAGAGAACTGTAGTTGTACCTGAAAGACCTACAGAACCTGTAGCTCCTGGTGGTAATAAACCTGTAGAACCTACTAGACCTAATCAGACTGAGCCTGTAAGACCTAATGAGCCTACAGTAACAGAACCTATTAGACCAACACAACCTACAGGAACTAAACCTACAGAACCTATTAAGCCTACAAGACCTGAAGAACCACAACTCTTTGAGGTTAAAGCTATTAGTGTTACTTGTGGAGACTTGACACCTGTACCTAAAGAATTAACAGGAGGTAAATAATGTCTTGCTTAGGACAATGTGGAGATTGTCAATGTGAAAAGATTGATGTTTGTGTAGAGGTAGAACAAAGACAGGATGTCATGGAAAAGAAGCTTAAGGTCTTAAAGGACTATGCTTGTTTACTAGCAAATACATCTTGTGTAGGTCTACCTAAAAGACTAGCTCAATATGCTTACTTCTTATGGTGTTTCCTAAGAGACTTGCTTATTATGGTGGTCAATTTAGATAAGCGTGTAGATAACCTATGTGCTGTAGCTAACTGTCATGAAAAGAAACTAAATGCTCTTGTAGACTTCCTAATTGGTAAGTTAAGTGACAATGTAGAACTAGCAATGAAATCAAGTACCACTGTTAAAGATACAGCAGGAGGTCAGACTTACACTGTAGTTAAGACAGACAGCAATGGTAACTTCACTATTGTATGGAACATGGTAGACACTAAAGAGGTTGGTGTAGGTAATGTTTATGGTAAAGTAATTCATAGCTACACACCTAATAAGGATGGTTCTATCCATGCTAAGATTACTGGTATCACAATCAGTAGAATTAAGTATGTTAATAAAACAACAACTACAGAACACAATGGTAGATTCACTATTTATGATGCTAATGATAAAGTTATCTATCAGAAAGCTTATGACCCTGGTCAGTCATTTGAACAAGAAATTAATCAGACTCTAGACTACAATAAAGAGTTTGACTTGAAACCTGATGGTGGTTCATCTGATGCCTTCAAGATGTTGTCTACACTTGATGAATGGGTATATGCACCTACTAGAAGTGCTATTACTGCTCAGTATATTAATAACAATCCTAATATTGGATTACCTACGGACCCTTGTAACGTACTATGTGGTGCTTGTGATTGGTCAGATGAAAAGATTGCTGAGCGTAAGCAAAAGGAAGAAGAAGAGAAAAAGAAAAAAGAAGATGACACTAAACCTAAAGAGGATGGTAAGTAGAATTGAATATATCTGTTGATATTTTGATGACTACTGTAGGGGGAGCAGTAACAACATTATCTACATGTGTAGGTATTTACATGACAATTAAGAAACACTTCAAAGAGAGTAAAGAGGAAAGAGAACAGTTACTTTTATATCAAGCTGATGTTACTAAAACTCTTACTAAAATTACTGAAGATGTTAGAGAATTGGTTATTGAGAATGAAGCTCAACAGAAGCGAATAGAAGCTACTGAGAGCTTTACTAAGAGCCATTTTAGGATTGGGTTATATAATTCGCTAGTCAATGCTTTAGAGCGTGGTTACACCTATGTAGATGAAGCTACAGAGATTGCTAAGATGTATACCATCTATCATAATAATGGTGGTAATGGTGAAATTAAGATGCTCTATAGCAAGTATGACAAACTAGAAATTAAGGAGGAAAGATACCTTGACAATTAGTAATAAAACTTACGACTTGCTTAAGTTCCTTGCTACTACATTCTTCCCTGCATTGGGAACACTTGTAGGTACTGTAGGTATTGCTGTAGGTTATCCTGAAGCTACAGGTGTTATCGTTACTGTAATTACTGCAGTAGGTACATTCATTGGTGCTTTGGTAGGTCTATCATCAGCTAACTATAATGGGGGTAAGTAATGAGTTATCAAGACTTTAAAAATACTCACCTAGGTAATGGTTATGACATTGATGGATGGTTTGGAGACCAATGTTGGGATGGTTATGCTGAGTATTGCAACTACTTAGGTGTACCTTATGCTAACTGTACTGACAGTGGTTATGCACAAGACCTGTGGACTCAAAGACATAGCAATGGTATCCTTAACTACTTTGATGAAGTAGAAGTAATGCAACCAGGAGATGTAGCTATCTTTGCTGTTACACCTTCAACACCTTACTCTCATGTAGCTATCTTTGATAGTGATGCAGGTAATGGTTATGGTAACTTCCTAGGACAAAACCAAGGTGGAGAACAAACTAACCCTAATGGTGGTGGAGTATTCAATGTTGTAGCTCTACCTTACTCAGCTACATTTGCTACTGCCTTTAGACCTAAATCAGCTAACAACACTGCAGTAGTTACTAACAACTCAGAACCATCTTCTGTAGTTAGTGGTATGAAGAAAGATGATTACTTCATTGATGTATCAGCTTATCAACCAGGAGACCTAACAGATATTTGTAATGCTAGTGGTACTAGAAATACCATTATCAAAGTTACTGAAGGTGTTGGATGGTTGTCTCCTGTAGTTACTCAACAAACTAATACAAGTAACTGTGTAGGGTACTACCACTTTGCTAGATTCGGTGGAGATGTAGGTTTAGCACAAGCTGAAGCTGACTTCTTTATTAGTAATCTACCAAGTAAGCCTAGATACCTAGTATGTGACTATGAAGATAGTGCTAGTGGTAACGTACAAGCTAACACGGATGCTGTAATTGCCTTTATGGATAAGTGTAAACAAGCAGGCTTTGAACCTATTTACTATAGCTACAAGCCTTATACACTAGCAAATGTCTATATTGACCAAGTAACATCTAAGTATCCTAATAGTTTGTGGATTGCAGGATACCCTAACTATGAAGTAACTCCTACTCCTTATTGGGGTGTATATCCTGGTATGGAACACATGAGATGGTGGCAGTTTACTTCTACTGGTATTGCAGGTGGACTAGATAAGAATATTGTATTGATTGATGATGAACCAACATCATCTAGTAACTTAGAAGAAGAGGATGAAAACATGAACTTTGTTGTAAGAAATCAAACTGGTGATAGTGGTTATGTAGCTGTAGTTAATGGCAGAGTGTTTGGTATTGGTGATATGGAAACTGTATTCCAACTACAAAATGCAGGAGCTAAACACCTTAATCTTCCTGATGCAGACTTTGGTAGGTTCATTGATAGTCAATCAAGAGATGCACAAGAGATTAAACAAGCTATTGCTGATGCTAATGCTAAAGTGGTAGAAGCTATTGAAAAGATTAAATCTACTTCAGTACAAGATGCTCTTGGTAAAGTTACTATTAAGGGTAACTTGGAAGTATCAAACGAGGGATAATGATGAAGAAACTAATTGCTACTCTAACTGTTTTACTTGCCCTTGGTGTAGCTACTGTAGCTCATGCAAGTGTAACAAGTAACTATAACCCTGATACTAGGTATAATAGATATGGTTACAATAATGGTACTGAAGGTAGAGTGATTAATCGTTCTACAAGTGGTGCTTTCCTTACTTACTTTGATAACTACAGAGTCTATAACTTTGTTAGTGAGACTAAGAATAGTGATGGTACTATAACTAGACTATGGCAACCTAAGAAGGATGTAGCTGTTATTACTGACTATAACTCTTTCTCTTATGCTAATGATGGTGCTAAAGTCTATAACTTTGATGAGTTTGGTAATCAATTACCTGAAGAATCAACTGACTTTAAATCACTAGACTTCCTAGGAGAGTTCAGTATTAACAGTTGGACTGCTTACAGATTTTGGAAATAGTGGTATAATAGGCTTATAGCCACACCACTATAAAATTTAAAGGAGTAAATCACCTCCCCAACTAGGTCAAATGGGTAACAATGACTTAGTGGCTATATAAGGCTCTTAGAAGACGTTCTAAGGGTCTTTTCTTATACCCTAGTATATTTACCCTAGGAAGCTACTAGAATTGATTACAGAGCAAATTATGGCATAATAAAAGGCTATAGAAATAAATCTATAGCCAGTGAAATCTTCTAGTATTTTCTAGAGTTTGAAAAGAGTTTGTTGTTAAATATTTTGCGTTAAATTTTACATTGTATTTTAGTTAGTTTATTAGGGTTGTTCAAGCACTAAAAACTATAGTGTAATTTATTCTAGTTTTCTTCTAGTGACTTGATACGTTCAAGTCTCTTTTCTGTAGCTTTAGCAATTAAACCAAGCACATAAGATAGTGTAACAATGGCAATCCATAGAATACCAATGACAGCACTAATAAAGTAAAATAAGTCCTTTAAATCCATTATTCACCCCCTTCCATTGTTTCCAGTACATATCTACCCATAAGGATAGCATCAGCTTCATCATCATTAATACCATATTCAATTAGGAACATAGTCTCAGCTACAGAAATTGATGTTTGCTTTTGTTCATTCCTTGTAGCTTTCCCTTTACCTAGTCCAAAGTGTTTCTTCCAGGTGTTAGGGAATACTTGAATAAGGTTAGCTTCAGGTAACTGGCCTAACAGAATACCTTGTGCTAGACACAGTTTCTTGACTGTCTTAATGTTCTTTAAGAAGAAAGTATCTTCAATAACTACAGTATCGATACTATACTCTTCATCTAGTTCAGTTACTTTGTCAGCCATCTTTCTTACTCTTGCTAACCAATCCTTACCAGTAGGTTTAACATAACCATACTTAGTAAGTTTATCACCAACATATAGAGCATAACCTGTACTTGTAGTTGACACATCAAGAGCCAATATTACTTGTTCTTGTGCTTCCATTTAGTACCTTCTCCTTTAGCCCTTAGATACCTTCTATAGGGCTGTGTAATACCTATATTAAGCTTCTCAGCTAGTTTATAAGCAAGATGGTTCATAGCTATGATTTCATACAAATCAGCTTGTCTTTGTCTTATCCGTCTTAACCTCTTTGTATAGAATCTTTGTTGAGATGTACCATTCCTGTATTGCTTCTTAAGTCTCTTGATTTTGTTGTATTCCTTTTCTAAGTCTATGTATTTCTTCATAGCCTTATATGCTTCAGGAGACTTGTCTACTTTGCTTATACCACGGACTCTAGGTAGTTTATCCTTAGAGCCTTTAGGTCTACCACTAGACTTAAGAATTGGTATACACCACCACAACTAATCTATCATTATCACTTCCAGTAGCAGTAATTTGTTTAATAGATTTGTTATTGTTTTTAACTAGGTACTGATTGATTTTAAATTCAACATCTAACAAGTTACCTTGATAGAATTGGACACTATCTTTAGGATACATACTGATAATATCTTCTTCATTGAACCATTCATTAGTTCCATCAATATTAACAGCATAAGCTCCTTTACCAATGTTAGTAATTACTCCTGGTTTCTTATTAACCAAGACTAATTGACCAAGACTAAAAGTCAATATTACCACCTCCACAGTTAAGTTTATATGGTAGATACTTGGATGTAACTACATCATCGCCATAACCTATAGCACTTTCAATAGCTTCTTCAAGAATCTGTAGTTTAGTTTCTTGGTAATCAGCTAAATGGATAAGGTAAGATTCAATACACTGTGGTTTCTCTCCAAAGTCTCCATGATGTTGACCAATAATAGCCATCAAACGGAGGTAAGTACCCATAGAATACTTAGTTAGAATTTCAGCTTCTAGTTTAGTAAGAAGGTGAATACCAAACAATGTATGAGGTACAAATGAGTTCTCATGTCGTTGACCATTCAAATACTCAAATGACTTACCAAAGTCATGAATGATACAACCAATGATAAGAGCAGGCATGTCAACACTATTTCTGATGTTATTGTAGAATACATCAGTACCATCCCCACCAAACATAAAGCTACATAGCTGAGAGAATACCTTAACTGTATGAGCAGGTAGACCACCTTCATAAGCATCATGAACACTAACAGCACAGTAACCTTCTAAGAAGCCTGGTGTAGCTTTCTTGATTAATTCTACAGCATTATAGATATAACTAACTACAGGGCTTGTATGGTCTCCTGTGACTTGTGTAAACACATCTTCTAATGCATTTGCAAATTCACTATAATTACTATACTTAATCTTACTCATGTTCTTCTACCCCAACTGTAATCTTAAATCCTTCTTTTACATCACCTGTAATTTCATCAATACAATCTGTAGTTGCAAATAAGTCTGACAAAATTTCATTAGTAAACAAGTCATGACACTTAAATAACTTATGTACAGATTTAGACATAATCATAATATTATGGTTTTCATCTAGTTCATCTTCCTTTTGTGTTTCTATAACAAAACGCATGAATAAAGCTGATAGGTTAGTAAGTGGATGATGTAGTTTAACAACTGTATTATCATTACTATTTTTAACAGTAATTGTTTGTGGTTCATCTTCACAGTATTTATCCATAAGAATCATGTCAATTACTTCCATAAGCATCTTACCATTGTCAACAACATATTCACCAGGAATAATATCATCTTCACCTACAAGAAGTGTATTAAGAGTCTTGTAGTTATTTACAGAAAGTAGTTGTTCACTGTGAATTTTCTTGTCATTTTGATATAGGTTGATAGCGTAAAGATAGTTCATTTTAAAATTCCTTTTCTGTTAATTAATCATGTTTACCCCAAGCTGAACCAATTTCAATATCAGCTACAAGAGGTACTGTAATTTCAATATCACATATTTCAAGGACACTTGGATTTTCCATGTGTTCTTTTACTTTCTTAGCATACTCTTCAGCAACATCTTCATCTGCTTCTACTAGAATGGCATCATGTACTGAACCAATAATCTTATACTTAGATTTGTCTAGTGATTCATCTTCTAGAATATCTGCTAAAGCACTAATAACTAGGTCACTTGCAAAACCTTGGACAGGAGTATTAATAGCTTGTCTTTCAGCTTCACTAACATCCTTCCAATTTCTGCTCTTAAGATTAGGTAAGAAACGTTTGCGACCAATAGGGCTATAAGTATACCCATACTTCTTAGCATATTCTACAAACTTCTTATGCATGTCTAGTAGCTTTGGATATGAATTAAAGAAATCATCACGGATGTCTTCAGCTTCTTCTAAAGTAATATTCATTCCATAGCCTTTAGCATACTCCTGGTAAGTCTTAGCTGACATACCATATAACAAACCAAAGTTAGCTGATTTGGCTTCAGTACGCCATCTCTTAGCTTCCTGGTCATTCTTAGGTTTCTTACCACCTTTAATTAATTCCATTGTTTTTTGGTGCAAGTCACTACCTGATTGATAAGCATGTATCATGTTTTCATCTTCAGAAAAGATACTAGCTACACGCAACTCAGCTTGTGACATGTCCACTTCAATGAACTTTCTACCCTTAGGACATGTAATTACATTCCTAAGTGTTGACTCCTGGGGCACCTGTTGGATGTTAGGATTCTTACAAGTAGTCCTACCAGTGTCTGCAGTGATGTTAAAACTTGGATGTAGCTTACCATCATATTGTGATAACTCTTCCCACAGATTCACAAATTGTAACTGTTTAGTAAGCTTATTATATCTAAGTAAAACATCTAGTATTTTATGTTTACCTTCTTTTGACCATTCCTCTAACTGGGATTGATTGACTTGTGGTTGTCCACCTTTAGTCATGTGTTTAGTCTCCCAACCTAACACCTCACAGAATAGTCTTACCTTTTGTTGAGCTGAGTTAAAGTTGTCTACTTCAGCTTCTTTAACAATATCAAAAGAGTAAAGTTCTTTTTCAACTTCTTTAAGCTCAGTCTCTATTGTAGCTCTGGTCTCTCCCAATAAACCAAAGTCTATTATAACCCCTTCTTTTTCTACCTCAATATAGGCATTATAGGCTCTTACTTCATGTCTATAAACCTTAAGTAGTTTATAAGCTTTGACTTTAGGATAAAGGTAATTATAAAGTCTGAATCCATATACAGTATCCCCCATACCATACTTAATAAGAGTCATTCTTCTTTCTTCCAAGACACGCTCAGACACCTTAGAGTAGTAATCAAGTACCTTATCATAGTCAGTACCATCATCTACAAACTTAATAAGCATCTGTGGTTTATCTAAGAATAAACTACCTTCCAAGTCATTATATAGAGCTTCAATCATTTTGTTATATGGTGTAAGTTTTTTAAGCTCAGTATTTTCTAAAGCCCACTCTTTAAGTTCTTTCTTAACACTAGCTACAGTTACCTTTTTATTAGACTTCTTAATTTCCTTGTCAATGTCATAAGTAATACCTAGATACTTCTTAACAAGGTCTTTAAGTTTAAGACTAGGTTCTGTAAGCATGTGAGCAAGAATTTGAGTATCCCCAAACAATTTAAGGGTTATACCACATTTCTTAAAGAAGAATAAGCTATCAAACTTACCACCATGAGTAATAATTTTGAATTGATTTAGGAACTTAGCAATAGCTTTAAGTTCACTGTAGTTACCATCAACCCAAAGTACATAAGTGTTTTCACTCTCATCTGTAATCTGAATTGACTTAATTTCATCAGTGATATTATTAAGTCCTGTAGTTTCAATATCAACATAAATTTTCTTATTATTACTAAGGTCAATCGTTGTACCACTCTCAAAACGCTCTAATTCGCCTTCTGATGGCTTGTAAAACGTTTCTAGGGTTGTTGTATAGGTAGGTTGTTTAACACGCTTAGAACGCTTCCTAGAGCTTCTGAGAGCCTTTGACTTTTTTGGCTTTGGTTCTTCTTCCTTAACTTCTTCTTCAGCTACAGTCTCTTTTTTCTTTTTAGACTTCTTAGCCTTTTTCTTTTTCAATCTCTCCTTACGAGTATTGATTGGTTTATCAGGTTTATCCTCTGAATATTCCCCACCAAAATCATCATCAAGATTCAATGTCATTCTAAGGTTATCATCAATTCTGATAGTTCCTTCAGAACCTACATGATTACGGAAACGGTTAAACATCTTAACCTTCCTTACAACAGTTCGTCTAGGGGGTTGGAGCATAATTAATGACTCATACCATCCCTCAAAGAATCCTGAACCATTAATATCACTTGTAGATAAGTCTGAAGAGCCATCTGTTTTTCTTGTGTGATGGACAAGGATAATACTACATCCAGTTTCTTTTCTAAGCTCTGTAAGATTCCTTAACTTAGGTGTAACATCTACTTGATGGTTCATATTACCACTACCAAACAAGAGATATAGAGGGTCAACTACAAGCATCTTGATATTGTTTTCAATGATAGTACGTTTAAGAACTTCAATGTTATCAAGATTAATACTTGACTGAACATAGTAGATTGGTAAGTCTGTAGTTCCTGCAATGTTCATCATCCTAGATTTTTCTGCAACTAGACTATTTTCCCCTTGTAGAATGAGAACACCACCTTGAATAACCTTACGACCATCAAATGGTTTACCACTAGCTACAGCTACAGCCATGTTAGTAATTAGAGTTGACTTGTAGCTTTTAGGAGGTGCTACAATTAACCCTACTGAGTCATATTCCCAAAGACCTTCAATGAGCCATTCTTCACCATGCTCACCTTCTTTAACATCATTAATACCAATGATATGTACTTCATCTTCAGAAATATTAACTGAACTACTAACTTTCTTTCTACGTTTAGTCTTTGACTTAATTCTTAACAGAACCTTATCAATTTCATCTCTATCCCACTTGTCTTGGTCAGTAGACATTACTACATACTTGACCTCTGAGGACTTAGCCCCTTGCTCATATAGAGCTTTAGCAATAGCGTATATATAAGCACTACGGTCAGTAATTTCTCTTTCTACAAGAGGTTTTACTTCATATTTTTTGTAAAGCTCTTCCAGGTCATAGTCCTTATTAGGTATTCTTTTACTCTTGACCTTCTTCTTTTTAGTACCTTTTTTGTATTTATCATATTCAAGAATTTCAAAAATATCTTGTCTACGGTAAACAACACCATCACCTTTAGGCTCTGATACCTCTTGTGGTGTAGCATACTTATGGTTAACTGTAGTTGGAATCCTATACAAGTGAACAATGTCACTAGCAGAATCAAACTTAAATTTTTTAACCATAGCATGAGCTAACACCTTATAGTCTTTAGGAGCAATTACTTTATCACTTATCCAAAGACCTTGGTATTTATTAGGGCTTGTTTCCCAATAGTAGCTAGGTGGAAACTCTTTAGGGATTTCAGCACCGTCAATATCAGCTACAAGAAATCTAGTAGGTTTGGCATTTTCAAGTAATCTATCATCACCTTCAATAGGAGCATAACACATGAATACATTGTAATCATCCTTGTATTCTGTGATAAACTCATCAATTTCACCTAGAGTGATAGTACCATTGTTAAACTGCCCACTTGATGCCAAGAGACCTACATGTATTTCATCATCCTTACCAAAGTTTAGAGATAGTACATCCTTAAATTTTTTATCTAATGGCATCCTAGCACCTCTATCCTTCCTTAACTAACAAGCTTTCAATAAAGTCATTACATGCATCTTCTTTAGTAGCATCTTTTAAGAGATGTTCATACCCTTTAAAGAACCAACAACGGTCATCCAATAAAATATTACCAGTAAATCCAAAGAAAGAATAAGCACCATGTAAACCATTATCTACATCTTTACTGATAAAGATAATATTATTAGCATTACCATACACCAAGATACCATATAAATTGTGGTGTTGGTCTTTAACATACTTAGCCTTATACTTCTTACCATAAATTTTTACTATAAGAGGGTACTCATCATCCTTGACATCAGTAGAACCAAAGCCACCAATACGTTCTGTAGTTACAATATCATCACCAATATTTACACTGTGAAAGATACCTTGAGCAATAGCTTCACCTTTTTTAATGGTAATTTCTTCATAACCAATATTAAATAAAGCAATTTTAATAGTATTACCTGTAGCAAAGTAATCAGGGTCAATTACACCTACACCTAATGGATTGATAAGTCTTTTTTGAGCAAAGCTAGAGCGACCATAAATCCCTAACCATAAATCATTAGAGAAATTACAAGCTACAAGTGTGTCAATAATAACTGTTTCCTTTGGTGCAATAGTAACAGTATTAGGTGCTTTAAAATCATAACCAACAGAATTTTTTGTAGCACGCACAGGAAGCAGTCTATCATCCTCTGTGTGCCATTTAATATAGCTCATCAGCATATTCCTCCACAAGTGACTTAATCTTGATTACAAGCCGTTTCTGAGCGTCTGGTGACACTACATGTAATCTACTAGCATAATATAGAATTACCATTTGTGTAATATCCATATCTTGGTAGTCAATTACTTGTGGCACTGTGTAACTGAAATCACTTGGTCTTTCATAATTTTTATTTAAGCTAATACGTTTACACAAGAACTCAATAGCTTTCTCTAGGTCTTGCTTACCACCCTTATACTTATGTCGCCAAACATACTTAATAGCTGTAGCTACAAAGTAATCAAGCTCATACTTAGCAATAAAATCCCAACACTCTACTTTGTTAGCATTATAGCGTTGTGGGTTATGTACTTCAGAATCAGAATTTTTTTCTTCATCTTGTTCCAAGATAACAACTTTATTACCCTTAGACATGTTGAATCTCTTAGTAGTATAAAGTGGTTTATAAACTACATGGTATTCATAAATATCAGTACATTCTAGTGGTTCATTAGCATAACCTGGTTCATCTACACGGAAGATGTCACCTACTTTTAAATCTTTAGCTTGCATCTAGAAACTCCCTTCAATAAGAAATTCTTCTTCAGTAACACCTGCAATTTCAGCAAGTTTTTTGATTGAAGAATCAGAAGCAAGTTTTTTCTGATTGATGTAGTTTTGAATAGTAGTGTGACTTACACCTAAAGCTTTAGCAAGCTTTAACTGAGTCCATCCTTGCACATACAAGAGCTTAGAGATGTTGTAAGCAATAGCTTGCATTTTTTCCTCTTTACTCTTCATCCTCTTCCTATTCTTCATCCTCGTCTTCTTCCTCATCATCATCTTCAAGGTCGTCTTCATCACCAATAGGAAGATAGTCTTTAATTTCTTTAAACTTAGGATTCCCTTCTTGTGGTGCTACTTCAACATTCAATGATTCACCGATAAGGTCTTCAGAATCAATTTCATCTACAGTAACATCAAAGTCTTCAAAACCAACAGCACGAACCATACTTTGGAACAATTGACCTGAGATGTAGTTGTCAAAGAAATTACTTGACATTGTAAGTGATTTACCTACAAAGGTAACTTGTGTAGCAGGTTTCTTGTCTTTACCAAGTTTTACACGTTTAATTTTGGTAATTTTTACCTCATGGATACCATCTTTAATTCCTTCAGCGTTTTCAAATTTGATTTTCATTGTTATTCTCCTTTAGATTTTTTAGATTTTTTTGCTTTAACTGTCTGAGCAGATGAGTTTTCAGTCACTCCTAAGACTTTATTAATATCATTCCATGTAGGATTGATAAGCTTATCAGGAACAGAATTTTTTTCTGGTGTACGAACCTTCAAAGTGTAGATATTAGAGTCACTAAGTTGGATTCCATAATAAGTAACTTTTTTAGGCTTACCATCAATTTTTTCTTTTTTCTGATATGTACGAGCATTAGCTACAAGAGAGCAGGAAGCTAGCAAATAATCACGAATAGAACCTTGTAAGTCTGCTGTGATAATTTTAGGAAGGTCTTCATCCTCATCTTCAAGATTAATCTGTTTCTCTTGACAAATGACATAGATATTTTTTCCTGCATTTGCAAAGCGTACAAGTCTATCAATGACTGAAATCATTTCTTCCTTTGCATAACCATATAATTGTAAGGTCATGCGTTTAGCTTTCTTATCGTTCTCAATAAGATAGTCATATAGGAATTGTTGAATTTTAGTTAGATGGTCAATAGCAAAGCTATCATAATTTTTTACCTCATTCAACACTTCCAAGAAATCCTCCCAGGATTCCACTGTAGCTACATCAACGGTCTGTCCTGATTCAGCTACATCATTCATGATTGTAGATAAACCATTATCTGCATCAGCAACTAAAATTTTTCCTGGCAAAGAGGAAATAATTTTGGTCTTACCTTTACCAGGCATACCATAAATGGTAGTAAGATTATGTGGTTTAATCTCACTAAGTTTTTTCAACTTAACCATGTAGTTTACTCCTTTAAAAATTTTTTACCTAAAGGTAATGACAGCCAGGGGAATTGAACCCCTGTAGCACATAAGACAAATGAAATGTACGCATGTAACGTTATGAAATAAAGAAAGGTAAAATTAGTTTTTTAGAACAGTATTGTGCTTTAACCTTTGCTGTCTTAATAGGGCTATAAGCCCTTAAATTATTTTTTGAAATTTTTTCTGTAATGCTTATCAATTAAAGCACTACGTTTGTTGTTTGTAGCTGTACTGTTAAACCCTGATAGATTCCAAGCTACAATAACTAGGAAAGCTAGACCAAGACAATATAGTGGATGAGCTACAATGTAGTTAATAATATCAGTCATTTTCTCTCTCAATAATATGTACACCTTCACAGTTAAATACCCAACCAAAACCATTTTCCTCAAGGAATGTTTTTGTAAAATGTGTTTTAAAGTATGTTGATTCATCTACACTACTTAATTTAAAAATTTTTTCTTCTCTTTCATAGTTAAGATAACAATAAACATCACCAAGATTTTTAAACTTGACAATAAAAAATTTTTCTTCAGTTTTGTAACCATCTAGCCAAGCTCTTGCAAATTTTTCTTGATTATACTTACTACCAAAATAATCACCAATTAAATTTTTTGCATACTTATCATTTGCTCTAACACCTAAAGCACCTAACAATGTATAATTACCTTTTCTCATATATTCAAGATATTTTGCTACCTTATCAGGTAGTTCAACTAAATTTTTTTCTTCCATGATTTTGTCTCCTTATTGTTTTATCTTAATACCCTTTTATTGTATCACTAAGAGTTGCAAAATGCAACCCTAAACTAAAAATTTTTTTCAAATTCCTTTAAAAAGTGTTGTAATGCCTATCCCTAAAGCTTCAGCGATATTTTTTATTTTCACTAAAGTAGGATTTATATTTTGGCTTTTCATGTTTGATATATGATTAGGTGACTTACCTAACTTAAGAG